CGGTCCCATGCACCTATCTCCATAATCGCCGTCCACGCAAGTCCAGTGGTCACGCTCAAACACTAGTTGTCGAAGATAGGTCATATCCTTGCCCTTAAGAACCACTCTCTGCGTGCCATCCCAGCGAATGCCGATCTTGCTACGCTTATCCTTGAACTTGGCTTCCTTCGTCAGGCTCTCGCTGTACTTAGCGAATCTCACAGCCAGAACTTGCTAAGTAGGTGGACTACAGCCCATCCAACGGCCACATAGAAGGCAATCGTTGCACCCATAGCCAGGAACATGCCCGCAAGTGCCAGAATAAGTGTCTTCATTAGAATCCCACATCCGAATCGCTAGCCTCGTAAGGTTGATCTGGTTTAGAGAAGTCCAGACCTCCCAAGCGAACCACTTTCACTAAGTTCTTGTATTTACCGTTTTCCTTGAACTCCAGCATGGCTGGCTTGTTGATAGCCATTTCAAGAACTGGAAATAGGTCTTTGTCGAAGGTGCTGATTTCATGGCCGTTCCACTTTATCCACATGGTAGCTTTTCCAGCCCTGCTCATTGTTATCTTGGCGCTGAGGATCAGCGGATCCGTAGATCCATCGTTAGTAAGTGCTGTCCATGCTTCTTTGAACTTATCAGTAGTCATAGGTGTAGCCGGAGCATGGCCGTTGGTCTTTGGCTTCTGCTCCGGCTGGATTGCGACTGCGGGGACTTCGTTTAGTACGCTAATGCTGTGGAAGGTACAGAACTCAACAAGTGCGGAGACCTTCTCTACCGGGATCATGAAGACGTTGCCCTTCTGGACCCAGCCAAACTTACCGCGCATCGCATCATCCATGTTGGCGCGAACCAAGGACAGGCCAGAGCCAGATAGGGCCGCAAATCCTTGCATATATGGAATGATGCTTAAGATCTCACTGCCGTCTTTGGACCGCAGTTTAGCGGTGGCTACGGACTGAGCTGCCTTAACACCTTCATAGTGCTCTGGTTTCTCATTCTCTGGATCATCTCCAGTGGGAAGCATGAACGCTTTAAGGAAGAGATATTTAGAGCATCCGGTTATGGCCTTATAGATACCCTTGTCGCCAGTATCGGAAGCACATCCAGGCATAATGCATTCGTGGGTCTCGCCCGTATCTCCGTCAACGAAAGTCCAGCGCATCATTATGTCGGTGATGAACATATCTGCGCCCTTGGCGGTCTGCGAAAGCAGTTTGCGCTCTGCGCTTATAACGCTGGGGAATATGAAGATATTGCGTGCTGCCAGCTTGTCCCGCAGGGCGTCTACAACGTCCGCTTCGGTGGCATAGTCATAGTTGAATCGTTCATTGTGGCCGCGCTTCTTGATATAGCCAGCCTCCGCCATTACCTCGCAGAGCTTTTTAACCAAGCCTGGTTTTTCTGGAAGCGATATCATGTTTCCCGGTAGTTGCACTCCTTCGTTCATCTCGTTACCCCTTTCCTGTATCTGTGTCTTTGCCTTGCTCACTACGTGCCCGCATCCACTCGGAGAACGCTTTGCTCACGCAAGATTCCCCGCAATAGGCCAGATGAAAAATCCTTGTTTCATCGAAGGTCATTACTTCCCAAATGACCCCGTTTTCCCAGGTCATCCACCAGTGATTGACGAGGCCCTTCTCTGCCCCGCAGCCATCACAGATGTACTTGGTGACTACTGCCATTCTTCCTCCAGGTCTTCAAGTTCAACAGCCTTGTAGTGTCCGCAGTCACATTCCTCCCAAGATTCACCGCAGTTATCGCAGGGAGGATGGCTGTAGTCATAACCACATTCGGAGCACATTAGGACAGACCCTCCCCATTCATAAGATCCAGCCAATCTCCGGTCATATGGAACTCCGGTTGTTTGGGTTCTTCTCGGTTGGTCTGATATAGGGAAGTTGGGGATCAAACTCGTTAATGTGGCAGTCCGGGTTCATGCACCGGAAGATTCCCGTGTAATTGCAGGGATGGCTTAGGGAGAATATCTCAAGACCCCGGAAGTGGCAGTTGGGGCAGCGCCGTGCGTTCATTACGTGATCTACCGCTTCGTTACAGGCGGCTACGATGGCATCAATGTCTTTTGAGTCTTTGAGGTTCATCAGAGCACTCCTATTAGCTTGAGGATTCCGTAAAAGCATCCCAGTTCGATGACGATCAGACACGTAATCACAGCCAGTAAGTCGTTGCGCTCCCTCTTCATGTCCTGGTTGATTTCATGGCACAGCTCTTTAACTTCGTGGTCAGTAATGCGGCTGAAGTTATTCACTGTGACCACCAGACCATGCTGGAAATCCAGTTGTGAAGGAAGGTAACCTTTCTACCCCACTGGAATTTGCCATTACATTCCAGAACAGTTCCGAATCCGGCATAGGCTCTCATTCGTTTCCTCCCGCTTCGAAGTTCCTGCAACCACAAGGACCCACAGCCATCCAAGCACCCATGCTCTCTCCATCTATCCAACGGTCTCCGCCTTCATGCTCACATTCGCCAGCGTGGTAGTGATGCCCACAGTTGATGCATTCCGGTAGCTCGCCCAGTGCCTCGTTGCGTGCGTCCAGGTATTCGCTCATGCCGTGCGCCTTTGTGCGTCGATGTGCGTAACATTGCGCGGCTGTGCGTATTGGGGAGCATTCATGCGGAAATGCTCGTGGATTCCAGCTTCCGGATCGTTCAAGATTGCGAACGTGAGCAGATGGACAATCTCGGCTCCCTTGGTACGGCGATTACGAGCTGCGCGATCCGCGATGATAGAGGCCAGATCAGGGTCAAGATTGACCTGGGACGGTATTCGCTCTCTTGCGCTGCGTTTTCCGTTAAAAGCCATTTACTCACCCTCCACTTTGGCGATGGCTTCCTTCAGAACATCTATCGCCTCATCGACGGCGACCCCACTGCTATATTTAGTGATTAGCCGGATTGCCCTTTCGCACGCTTCCAGAATTTCATTTTTTCTATCCATTTACCCCTCCGTACTGTTAACCGCTAGAACTTCAGTCCTATTGGCCCAATGTGACGGTAATCACATAATCAACGTGCAAATTACCCTGGGAGGCCCGTGTGTCTGAGATACCGATAGACTTCTTGGCCAATTGCTCGATCCGAAGCATTGAGGACTTAATGCTCAGTAGTGAGAATGAGGCAGCAAACCACCGTAAGGCGCTGCGTATGGAGATAGACCAGATGATAGACGCAGCCATAAAAGCGGCATTCGCTCGCTGGATGCTGAACCACAGAGACGAGATCAGAAAAGCAATGGCTTCGCTTGAGCAGCCCAATTTGCTAGATGGAAGGTCTATCGGACGAGGTGTTGCAGAAGAATTATGTTCCCTGGGTGATAAGACAGTTGATACTGGAGCTACTAAAACAATACCCAAATAACTATAAACCCTTTGTTTAATATAGCTTACAGGAAGTTGGTCAGCCATAAAAAAAGAGTTATTCATTTTAGGATACCTGCACTTTCTGCTTGGAGATTGAATCTAGGCGAGATTTACAGCGTGGGCAAGCCTTGGGATCTTCCACCCTGGGCGACCAGCGGTATTCGCACTTGGGGCACTTGCATTCGGTTTGTGTTTGTGCGTTCATTGGCTTGATAGTAGTATCAGTCACTTTACTTGTCAAGGGAAATCTATTACTGGGCCTGCGGGGTGATCGGCTGACCACCCTCTTTCACTTGGAAGCTGCTCACGGTTTCGATGTCGATGATCGCCGCCAGTTCCTTGGCTCCATACATCGACAGGTAATCTTGTGCGATGTGGCGTGCGGTCCAGGTGGTCGCTGCTCGGTAGAGTTCTTTGTAGGTCATGTGGTTAGTCTCCATGCTTAGAGATTACTACTACTATCGGTAATTGTCAAGAGAAAAGTTAGTCAGACCTAAAATAATATGAAGAAAAAGCGAAAGTTGACATGCCAGCTAGAATGTACATAGGTGTACCTGAGCACGGGCGGGCCAATTTCCCGTTGCCTAAAGTAAACATAGGGTTCTCCTATCTCCAGACGATACCTGCTTAAATATCCAGATGGCAGCAAGAAACACATTGACCGCCTAGAGCGGGATGATCTTGTCTTGTCTGGGCTAGCCAAAGAGACTGACCCGGATCGTTACGCCTATATTGGCCCAGTGCACACAGGGCACCAGATGTCTGATATTGGCAAGCTGAAGATAGGCACGGAGCCCCATAAGCGATTCTATCCCGGTTCTTTCATCTTTGAGCATGACGGCAAGCGCCACAGAGAGCGACTAGAGACCCCGGAGGCATACGCAGCAAGGCTCAATCTGTACGAGGCTAGCCAGTGATTCTGCATGTCTGGTGGCAACCCTGCGAGAAGCACAAGAACTGCCGATTATACAGCCCGCTGGTTAAGCATGAATACGGTGGCAGAAGCATTAAGGGTTGCTATGTCCATGCAAGGACGCTCCACGGCATACACCCACCAGATTTCAGACCGTTAGTTAAGAACCATACCCGATGAAGCCTAAGGTAGTAGACCAAATGGCAGCTCTAATCCTTGCGTTATTCGTTATCGGTGTGATTACATTGGGTTTATTCATTCATTTTGGGGTGATTGCGAGATGAAGCGCAAGAGAATCACAATCTCTAAGTTTAAGACTGGCCAATGGCTTGTGGATACCTGGAATGGTCTTGAGGGATATGAATGGGGTGGTACTTGGAGTTTTCACGATTCTTGGCAATCTGCCTGGAAGCAAGTTTTTGGAGTTAACCCTAATTTATGATGGGCCTTCCCGCTTCTGCTAACAACGAAAAAACAAAGCGCCGACCTCCGCACCTGTGGCCAAAGGGTGTATCCGGCAATCCGTCTGGCCGACCCAAGAAAAAGCCTATAACGGAGATGTTTGAAAAGCTCTTGGAAGATACTGGAAACATGGAACTTGTGGCCAAGGCAGTTATGGAGACTTTGCAATCCAAGGGCATGGCCAAAGTCCTCCTGCTCGATAAGATGGCAGATCGCGTAGAGGGCAAGGTCAAGGACGAGCTGGACGTGACGGTTAACGAGGGCTTGGCAGCGCGAGTAGCTCGGCTGAGAGCCAAAAAGAAGTAATGGAACCAAGCACCGAAGAGCAGCTGATAGATGCGGTTGCCGATTGCACGCACGATCCCGTTAGATTGGCAGAAGGTTCTTATGAATGGGGAAAAGACGAGCTGGATGGATCGACTGGCCCGCGTCCCTGGCAAGCGGGGGTGCTGGCTGAGATTGGCAACCATCTATCCAATCCTGCTACTCGCTTTCAGCCTTGCATGGTTGCTGTGGCTTCTGGGCATGGAATCGGTAAGTCAGCGCTTGTGTCGATGGTCATTCACTGGGCTGTTTCTACTTGCGAGGACTGTAAAGTAATCGTAACGGCCAATACGGGTACACAGCTCGCCACCAAGACAGTCCCAGAGATACATAAGTGGTTTAGGCTCAGCATTAACTCTCATTGGTGGGAGATGAAGGCCACCAGCATTACGGTTAAAGACCCAGAGCATTCTAAGCTGTGGAGGGTAGATGCGATCCCCTGGTCGGAAAACAACACAGAGGCTTTTGCGGGACTGCATAACAAAGGAAAGCGCATTCTGCTTATCTTTGACGAAGCAAGCGCAATTGCTGATAGCGTATGGCAAGTCGCAGAAGGTGCCCTTACAGATGAGGACACAGAAATTATCTGGCTTGCCTTTGGCAATCCTACTCAAAACACTGGCAGGTTTAGGGAATGCTTCGGACGCCTCAAGCACCGATGGAAGACCTTCCAGATAGACAGCAGGACCGTTGAGGGAACCAACAAAGCACAGATTGAGAAGTGGATTGCGGACTACGGCGAAGACTCAGACTTCGTTAGAGTTAGGGTACGGGGTGAGTTTCCCCGCGCTGGTTCTGCACAGTTTATCCCATCAGACATTGTCGAAGCTGCCAGAAAGTACAAGGCTGAGGGCTACGAGGGATTACCTAAGATTCTGTCTGTGGATGTGGCCAGGTTCGGTGCGGACGAGACGGTTATCGGGTGGCGGCAAGGACGTAAGGCAGTGATTCTGGCTACGTTACGAGGATTGAGCACAGCCCAGGTAGCCGAGAGGGTCATTGAGTTCATGGGCAAGGAAAGCCCGGATGCAATCGTAATTGACGAGGATGGAGTCGGAGGCGGCGTCATTGACCACATGGAGATCAGGGGATATGCAGAGCGAGTCCACGGATTTCACGGAGGCGCTACTGCTAATGACTCCACCACATATTTTAATAGACGCGCTGAGGTCTGGGGACTCATGCGTGATTGGCTTAACTCTCAAGTCGAAATACCGGACGATCCTGACCTCTGTGCTCAACTCTGTGCGCTTGAATACGGCTTCAGCAATAAGGGCCAAATACAGCTTGAACGAAAAGAAGACCTAAAGAAGCGGTTTCCTGAGATTGGATCCCCGGATAGGGCCGATATGCTGGCCATGACATTCTCTGTCAAGGTAGCGCCTCCAGCGCCCAAGCCAGAGCCAGAGATGCGGTATCCAGGTGAATCTAGGCTGTCTTGGATGGGAGCATGACCGATAGTCTTGGCCGCAGAACCCTCATTAAGTCCTTGATTGCAGTTCCCTTCATGGACGTAAAGACCACGCAAGGACCTAGCAAGCAAGCTGCTCAGGCAGTGATTAAGGCAGATACGTCTTATCTGGTGGTGATCGATGAAGATGCTATTGGCCCTGATTCTGTGTTTGCCGTTGACAAGGATAGTCCACTTGTGGGTGCTTCGATCCTCCCGCTTAAGGTGCCAGCCGGTAAGACCGTCCAAGAAGTCTTTGCTATCTATGAGATAGAGGGTAAACCATGCAAGGGGGTTTGATATGAGGGCCGTTTGTTGCGATAGATGTGGGAAATTTGAGAAGTGCATTAAATCTCTAGACTTAACAGACAAACCAAGATGGGTCATGTTTTACCGTAGAGACATAATCACCCTACAGGACCTGGAATATTTGTTCTGTGCCGAATGTGCGAAGTCATTCAATGATTTCTTAGAGGAAATCCATGCCCAAGTTCCTTGAAAACAAGCTCAAATCGGAGGCCAGCAAGAAGGGTTTCACTGGAAAGCGTGCTGCCAAGTATATCTATGGCGCAATGAACAACATGGGAGCCATGAAGGGCAATAAGGAAACGGCTAAGGGCAAGGCAATGCAGAAGAAACATACCATGAAGATTGGGAGGCTAGCGCGTGGCTAAACTTACGATGGCAGCAAGGAAGCGAATCCCCAAGTCCAGCTTTGCGGTGCCCTCCAAGGCTCCGAAGTCGGGCAGCTACCCTATTAACAACCCCAGCCATGCGCGTAATGCGCTCGCCAGGTCATCTGGCAAGCCTGTAGCGGGCAAGGTTAGAGCGGCGGTGCATCGGAAGTACCCCAGCATTAAAATTGGTTCCTTGGCGAGGGCTAAGTGAAGGTAGATATCCAGCCGCGTAATGATCTGGTGTTGATTGAACTCCTAGACGATGCTCCCAAGTCAGCCCTTGTAGTTCCTGAAGTGGCAAAAGAGCGCGGACTTAAGGGTAAAGTCTTAGCTGTGGGACCCGGCAAGCTGATTGAGGGCATTAACGGTGGTTATGTGCGTAAGCCAGTAGAAGTTGAGCCTGGCGATATCGTTTACTTCAATTCCAAGTGGAATGAGTTCTCTGGGAGCCATTTTGCAGGCGAAGAGATGATTGGAACTCCATCAGGACTTCATTTGATCTACGAAGGTGACATCTTTCTGAAAAAAAATAATGGCCGTTAAACAAGAATCCCACCTCATTTCCCCAGTAATTCAGACCGCCATAGAACGCTTCAAGCTAGCTGCTGAAGCTGACGAGTCATGGCGTCAGGAATGTCTGGATGACCTAGATTTCTCTATTGGGAACCAATGGCCACTAACGATTCAGACTATCAGGGAGAAGGATGGCAGGCCGTGCCTGGTCATGGATCAGATTCAGCAGTCTATCCGACTGGTCTGCAACCAGTATAGGCAGCAACCGCCTTCCATTACGATCAATCCCGTGGGTAGCGGTGCGGACGTGGATACGGCTGAGATTATCCAGGGCTGCGTAAGGCATATTGAGGTTAATTCAGATGCCCAGGTGGTCTATGAGAAGACCCATGAAGGCATGGTCAGGACTGGATTCCATAGCTGCCGCCTGCTGAGTGATTACACGGACGATGATTCGGACGAGCAAGACATTGTAATTGAATGGATTAAGAACGGATTCTCGGTCTATTGGCAACCTGGGGTACCACAGGAAAAGGCTCGTTATTGCTTCATTATCAGTGATATGCCAATGGAGACTTTCAATACTGAGTTTCCAGACTCCATTATGGCCAGTTCCAGCGAGTGGACAGCCACGGGAAACCAACCACCGACCTGGATTAACAAGGATTACATCCGGGTAGCTGAGTATTTCGAGGTGGTGGACGTTGACCGGGGTAAGGATAAGCGCCCGAAGAAGAAAGTGATATGGAGGAAGCTGACAGCATATGAAATCCTCGAAGGCGGAGAAGAAGGGCAAGAACTACCAGGAACCAGCATCCCAGTCTTCACAGCCTATGCAGATGACATCGACGTGGACGGTAAGCGGTACGTGGCCGGACTTGTTCGTAACGCAAAGGGACCACAGCGGCAATATAATTACATGGTATCGGGTGCTACCGAGGCAGTAAGCCTAGCTCCTAAAGCCCCTTGGATCGTTGCGGAAGGACAGATCGGCGGTACACAGCAGGTAATGTGGGAGCAGGCCAACGTCCGCAACTTCGCAGTATTGACCTATAAGCAGACAGATGTAGGCGGTAAGCCAGCTCCACCGCCACAGCGTAACGTGGCAGAACCACCTATTGCAGGCATGTCCCAGATGATTTCTCAGGCTTCTCTGGACCTTAAGGCTTCATTGGGTATTTATGACCCATCTTTAGGACAGCGCCGCGGAGATGAGTCTGGTAAGGCTATCGAGCGCCTACAGGCCCAGGGCAACGTGGCAACCCTGAACTATTCGGACAATATGGGCCGGATGCTAAAACGGCTTGGCAAGTCGATTCTGGAGTGGATTCAGGTCATCTATGACACGCCCCGGGTGCAGAGAATCATTAATCCCGATGGATCGGTCAAGCATGTGGTAATCCACAACGGCGAAGAGCAGCAAGAACAGGCTCAGGCAATGGCAGAAGAGTCAGACATAAAGAACATCTACAACATCGGGGTTGGCAAGTACGATGTGATCATATCGGTTGGTCCAACCTACCAATCCAAGCGTCAGGAATCGGTTCAGACCGGCATTGACCTACTGAAGACCATCCCGCCCCAGCAATCAGCCATTGTGACTGACCTGGTTGTGCGCGAGATGGATACGCCCTGGGCTGAACAGGTAGCCGACCGCATTAAGAAGACCCTGCCTCCCAATATTGTGGGTGACGATGACTCGGATCCGCAAGTCAAGATGCAGCAGATGCAAGCCCAAATGCAGCAACTGGCCCAGCAGCATGATCTCCTGACTAAAGCCTTGCAGGATGCCCAAAAAGTAGTGGAAACTAAGCAGATCGAGCAGCAAGGGAAGCTTCAAATAGCCCAAGTTCAGGAGATGACGAAGACCGAGATAGTGAAGTTGCAAGAAGCCACCAAGCTGGCAGTGGCCCAGATTAATGCCTCCAAGGATGCCAATCAAGCGTTCGCGGAGAACGAGATTGCGCAATACAAGCTAATCGCAGCCCAGCAGCAATCCCAGCACGATGCGGCTCACGACGTAGCCATGCAAGCACAGGATCACGCCCACCAGCAGGATATGGCACAGCAGCAAGCACAACAGGCCCAGCTTTCGCAGGCAACTGACCAAGCCCATGAGCAAAACATGGCTGAACAGCAAGCCCAGCAGCAACAATCAGAAGGAGCGCAGCAATAATGCCCGAAGAAACAGTAGTTCAAGCACCAGAAACCAAGGAAGTACCGCTGGATCAAGTCACGGATATGCGGGAGTACAAGAAAGCCCGCACTGAAGGCAAGTCTACGGTAACGCAGGAAGTTGAGAAGCCCGCCGAGGAAGCCAAGAGCGAGTCCGAAGAGCCAAAAGAGGAAAAGCCCAAGCATAAGGGCGGTTGGCAGGCTAGGATTGACCGCCTGATTAAGCAGCAAGCGGCACTGGAAGCTCAACTGGCAGAAGAGCGCAAGGAAAAGGAAGAATTGCGCTCTAAGTCTAATCCTGCCGTTCCGAAAACAGAACAGACGCAAGATGGCGAGCCAGCTAGAGAGAATTACGAGTCAGATGCAGCCTATTGGCGTGCAGTGGTTCGCTGGGAAGCCAAGCAAGAACTGAAGGCAGAGCGAGAATCAGAAGCCAAGCAGCAACAAGCCACCGAGAAGGCCGAGGCTGACAAGGCCTATAACGCCAAAATGATCGAACTTCAGGCCACCAACGAAGAATATGTTGAGCTGATGAAGCAAGACATCAAGGTTCCAGTCGCCATTGAGTTTCCAGTCAAATACGAGATGGAAAATGGGCCGGAAGTGGCCATTTACCTGGCCCAGCACCCTGAACTCTGCGAGAAGATGGTCGCAGCGCCTCCCTCCAAGGCAATTGCGATGGCATGGGACGTATCCCGCAAGTTGGCAGGCGAAAAGATCAGCCTGGATGACGAAGAGCCAGAGGAAGAGGCTGAAGAAGTAGAGGAAAAGCCAGAACCGAAGCTCAAGACCAAGGCACCAGCGCCAATCAAGCCCATTTCTGGCGGTAAGACTCAATCCACAGTGCCCCTGGATAAGACGGATTATCAGACTTACAAGAAATTAGTGGCCCAGGGTCGCAGGTAGCTTGACATTGGGTAGAAAATAAACAAGTAGGGAGTTTTTGTTACCTAAGTCGTCTTAGCGGACTATAAACGCTCTGTGTTGTAGAGGTAGACCATCCGTGGGGCCAGTCCTGGCTCCGTAACCTCCTGCTTCGGAAACGGGAACGAGTAACCAGCGTTTCTAAACTTTCGAAGAAAAGGAGGCATCCTTGAGTAACACACTTTTAACAATCGGTATGATTACCCGTGAAACTCTGCGCGTTCTTGAGAACGAGCTTACGTTCACGAAACAGATCAGCCGAGCATATGATTCCCAGTTTGCAAAGGCTGGCGCAAAGATTGGCAACGTACTCAACGTGCGTTTGCCTGTGCGTTTCGTAGCCAGTTCCGGTCAGGGCTTGATTCTTCAGGATCTGACGGAATCTTCGGTTCCGGTGGTGCTGAATAAGCAATATCAGCGCTCCTTTGCCATTACCTCTGCTGACCTTGCCTTGAGCGTGGATGATTTCCGAAAACGCTTCATTGACAAGGCCATGAAGAGCATGGCGAACGAAATCGACTATGACGGTCTGGACCTGTACAAGACCGTGAACAACGAAGTCGGTACCCCGGGAACAATCCCCAACACCCTCCAGACCTATCTTGATGCAGGCGCTCTTCTGTCAAACGAAGCGGCTCCGCTTGAAGATCGGTGCGTAGTTATCAGCCCCAACATGAACGCGACTATCGTTAATGCCCTCTCTGGCTTGTTTAATCCCCAGAGAACCATTACCGAACAGTACGACAAGGGTATGATGACCGAGGATACGGTTGGCTTCGATTGGTACATGGATCAGAACGTGCGCAACCACACGGTCGGACTCCAGGGCGGAACCCCGCTTGCCAATAGCGCCACCGTACAAACTGGCTCTTCCATCATCACCGATGGTTGGACCGCCTCTATCCAAGTTCTGAATCGCGGCGACGTGATCCAGTTCGGAAACGTGTTCGCAGTCAACCCACAGAGCTTGGCCTCTTTTAACCGCTTGGCTGACTTTGTTGTGACTGCGGACGTTACCTCGGACAGCGGCGGAAACGCGACTATCCCCATCGCCATCAACGGCACTGGCATCATCACCTCCGGCCCCTACCAGAACGTGACTGTTGGCGTTGCTAACAACGTCGCGGTGACGGTCAACGGAGCCTCGGCGGTGACTGGCCAGCGCGGTTTGGCCTTCCACGAAGATGCTTTCACCTTCGCTTCAGCTGATCTGCCGCTGTATGGCGGGTTGGATATGGGCGACCGCATCTCGGACGATCAGGACCTGAAAATGTCCATGCGCGTCATTCGTGACTATGACATCAACCTGGACCGCGCTCCTCTCCGTATGGATTTGCTGGGCGGCTGGGCAACGCTGTATCCGCAACTGGCGGTAAGGATTGCGAGCTAATCATGTCTATCACAACGACAACCCTTGCAGCTTCGCTAGATGCTTCGCAGACAGTGCTGGCGGTGGCCTCGGCCTCCAATATCACTGCCCCTAACTTCCAAACCGGTTCCGGTATCACCGTCCTACAGATCGAGCAGGAACGATTTGTAGTTATGGCCGTGAATGGCACGCAGATCAATGTCATTCGTGGTCAGGGTGGTACGGTAGCAGCGTCTCACGCTAACGGCGCACTGGTTACCATTGGTATTCCTACGGATTTCTCTAGATTCGTGGAGATCTTTGGAAGCCTGATGACCAGCCAGCAAACGCTAGAAGGCACCACGCAGAATGCGGTGAAACTTACCGGATCTGCTGATGCGGTTCTTTCCAGCGTGTCGACCTACAACGTCATTATGACTGCCGGAGTGGATGCGATTACGCTCCCCACGCCAGTAGCGGGTGACGAAGGAAACATCATCGACATCTGGAGCGCAACGGCTCAGGCCCATACGGTTACGGCAGCGACAGCAGCTTTCGCGGTTGCCAGCGCTTCCGGTCTCCGTACGATCTGCACCTTCCCTGCACAAATCGGAGCAGGCATCAAGCTCCGGGTTTGCAACCTGCTTTATCACGTCATTTCCACGGGCGGAACCGGCACTAATAGCGGACCCGTGGTCTGGACTTAGACTTAAGTAGTTTGTTTTAGTTGAGATACAAAAGTGGGGCCGGTGGAAGACTACCCGGCCCACACACCCCTCCCGTTGGGAGGAATCCTTAGACTATCTCTTGGCGAGGTCAAGACGAAATGCCCCCAATTACACAGTACGGCAGTTTTACGAAAGCAATCGCAGATCAAATCAATCAGAACATTTCAGCGGCAGGCATCGGTTTCCTGAATGGGAACGTGATCCTTTTGGACCCGTTCAAGGGAAGCGATAACAATGATGGTATCACTGCCCCGGTTCATACGCTTGGACGAGCCTACGGCATTGGACGAGAGGGAAAGAATGACGTTATCGCCCTTATCTCCAACGGCGTGACCACTTCTACGGCCCGTGTTAGCTCTACATTTACTTGGGCTAAGAATGCGCTGCACTTGGTTGGCGTGTCTTCGGGAGTCAATATATCCAACCGTTCGCGCATTGCTCCAACCGCCGCAGCTACGGCCTATGCCAATTTCTTCGTGGTTAGCGGATCTGGTTGCCAATTCAACAACATCCAATTCTTCCACGGATTCGATACTGGCACGACTTCCGCCATCGCAATGAAGGTTACTGGCGGGCGTAATATGTTTGCCAATTGCCACATTGCAGGCATGGGAGATACGGCCTCGGCACAGTCTTCTGCTAGCCGTTCCTTGGTCATCTCTGGTACGGGCGAGAACATGTTCGTCAATACCTGGATTGGCTTGGATACGGTTTCCAGCAACACCACCAACGCCCAGATTGAGTTCTTGGCGGGCACTCCGCGTAACCAGTTCATTGATTGCAAGGTGCTCCGTTATACCTCTTCGGCGGGCAGCTTGTTTATCGTTGGAGCAGCAGCGGCTTGCATGGACCGGGAACAGCTCTTCGAGCGTACGTTGTTCCTGAATGCCATCAAGTCTGGCTCTACAACCCTAACGGCAGGTATCACGCTGGCGGCTTCCACGGGCGGCATGATTCTGCTCAAGGACAGCACGATCCTGGGAGCCACCGACTGGTGTTCAGACGCTACCACGTTTGGCCAGGTCTACATCGACGGGGCAGCACCGACCACCACAACTTCCGGCATCGCGGTTGTGACTAGCTAATGGACGGGAATTTCCCGAAGATCAAGTATCACTTGCGCGGTGGGGGTAGCATTCTTGTTACCTCCGCTGTGCAGGAAAAGGCCCTTGGTGGCGAGTGGATAGATAACAAGCTGCCAGAGCCAGAAGTTACGGAACCACCCAAGAAGCGCGGTAGGCCATTCAAGACTGAACCAACCGTACAATGAAAGCCCTAGACCTAATTTCCAGCTCAATGCGTCTGATTGGTGCCCTGGGAAGCGGAGAACCTCCGTCTTCTGCGGAAGCCAGTGATGCGCTCATGGTTCTTAACCAGATGCTCGATAGCTGGACTGCGGATCGCCTGACGGTATTCACCATCACCATTGCCGAGTTCCCGCTAATCGTGAATCAGCAAGTGTACACGTACGGAGTTGGTGGCGATTTCAACGCAGCACGGCCTTCCAGGATTGACCGCATCAGCATCATTTCACTGACCAATCCAAGCCAGCCACTCGAATTGCCTCTGGATCTGTATACGGATTGGGATTGGCAGCAAGTTCCGGTAAAGAACATCCAGACAACGCTCCCGCAGGCTGTATATGACGATGGAGCCTATCCACTACGCAATCTTAGCTACTGGCCCATCCCAACAGCAGCGGTAAATACACGAATCTATGGTTGGACGGCACTGACTTCCTACGCCACGCTGACTACGGATAATAATTACCCACCGGGATACATTGAGGCCCTGCGCTACAACCTGGCCATGCGGCTAATTGCTGAGATGCCAGGGGAATACAACCCAATCATGGTATCTACAACATTACAACTTGCGAATGAATCTCTGGCTCGCATTAAGTCTATGAACATTCCTTTGGTGGAAGCGTTCTGCGATGCAGCCCTGACGGCGCGTAACGTCAGATACAATTATTTTTCAGATATGCCTGTAGGCGGTCGTAACCAGTAAACATGCCACCATTTGGGCTTTGCGGTCCAAGTTACACAAGCCAATCACCCAACTTAGCCGATCAACTCACGATGAATCTATATCCTGAGTCTTCGGAAGGTATGGGGCAGTCTCCCATTGCGCTCTATCCCACGGGGGGACTTGAGGTATTTTCCAACCTCGGAGATACCCCAGTACGCGGCTCCATTATCATCAATGACCGCTATTTTGCGGTGGGTGGCAGCAGGTTCTACGAAGTGGATTCGGCGGGCACCAAGACCAACTTTGGAACGCTGCTGAATGATTCCAAGCTAGTTTCCATGGCTGGAGGTACGACCCAGATCCTGATTGCCAGCGCGGGAATGTGCTATGTATTCGACATTAGCACCAATACCTTTACTCCTTTGGTGGGTGCTACATTCCTGGGTCCAATATCGCAGGTCGGCTATATCGACGGTTTCTTTGTCGCACTGCTTAAGAACTCCAACCAATTCCAGTGGTCTTCCCTGCTGGATGCGACCTTGTGGGACCCGCTAGATACTCAAAAGGTCTCCGTATTTACCGGGAACGTCCTTTCCATGCTGATTGACCACCGGGAAATATGGTTCTGGGGTGAGCGGCAGACACAGGTTTACTACGATTCTGGTTCTGCTCAGACATTTGACATCGTTCCGGGCGGATTCATTGAGGCTGGTATCTTCGCTCCTGACAGCCGTGTACGCCTGGATAACTCTATTTTCTGGCTTGGCGGTGACGAACGAGGGGCCGGAGTGATATGGAGGGCGCAGGGCTATACGCCACAACGTGTCAGCAATCACGCGATAGAGTTTGCCTTACAGGGCTACCTGACCAAGTACGGGCAGACAGGTCTTAACGATGCCATCGGCTATTCATTTCAAGACCAAGGCCATTCTTTCTACCAACTTTACTTCCCTACCGCCAATGCCACCTGGGTCTATGACGTTTCAACCGGAATGTGGCACCAACGCGGCTACTGGGTGTCCAGTAACGGCATATTCACCGCGCACCGCAGCCAGTGCCATACATTCGCCTTCGGGAAGCACCTCGTGGGAGATTGGGCAACGGGCAACATTTACAATATGAGCATCTCTCTGTTCGACGATGCAGGAAACCCCTTGCGCCGCGTTAGACGAGCTCCACACGCCTCTGGACAGCAGGAATGGGTATTCCACTCGCAGTTGCAGGTCTACCTTGAGTCTGGATTAGGCCCACAGCCCCCTCTTTTCACTCCTTCCACGATAGCGAACAGCTTCGTTCTGGAAGATTCTAATAACGTCCTATGGTCGGTGAGCATGACCGATGCGGGAATACTGTCCAGGGTGGTTGTTGCCAGTGGAACCGTTGCCACAATATTTATAAATGACGATACTTTGCCAAATACCACATGGCAGTTAGGGATAGATACAACCGGAAAGCTAACTACCACCTCGGTTACTTTCGATTCATCCCAATCCACCACCTATGACATTGCTACCAGCCCATCGGGATTCTCGGCCACGATTTCAGTGAGCAATATATTTATAACCAGCAACGTCAGTACCGGAATTGGTGACCCAGACGGCAGAGACCCAATGATTAACCTGCGCTGGTCCAATGACGGCGGTCATACCTGGAGCAATGAATACTCTGCCGGGGCTGGCAAGGCTGGAGAATATACCAAGCGTGTCATGTTCCGCAGGCTGGGACGAGCCAGGGACCGCGTATATGAAATCAGCATGTCAGACCCCATTCCCTGGCGTATCACGGATGCTTACTTGAAGACAGGAGCGGATCAAGGATGAATAAACTACTGTTCCTGCTAATGCTGTTGCCTATCACGGCAGCGGCCCAGACCCATACTTTCCCCGCCGAGGATACTAACAACACCTTCACGGGAACGAATATCTTCACGTCTTCCCTGGCTACCGCACTAGCTCAGTACACCGTTGGCACGCTTCCCAACGCCACTACAACCAGTCCCACCCGTGAAATTGTGGTGGTAACGGATGGCCAAAGCGCCTCTGATTGCACCTCTGGCGGGGGTTCTACTGCGTCCCTTTGCCGCACAGATGGGTCTTCCTGGGTATCACTTACCGGCGCTGGATTGTTTAGTGGAAGCTGCACCACGAATCAGATTGTTTATGGAACCGCTTCCAATACCTTGGGTTGCAGCAATTCCCTTAAGTGGACTCCCAGCGGAACCACCGGAACTGCCGCATTTACCAATACAACCGCAGCCACTGGGGTTAACAATCAAAGCTCCCCAAGCACGGTTTATGCGGGCACTTATTGGGATGGAGCAGCGAGCCAAGCGGATACCTATTCATTTCAGAATGCCGTACAGGGAGGCACGAATCCACAGACGGCCCTGACGATCACCCATTCAGGTTCCGGTTCTGGGGGACTTACATTCTCTGGTGTGACCAACTTCGGCACGGTTAACTCGGCGGCTACCATCGTGGCCTCCACCGATATTCAGTCACTCCAAACTTCGGCTGCTACGGGTGGGGCTAACCACAACTCTGGTAATTACAAGGCTACGGGAACCTATTGGACGGGTGCAGTATCGGGGCTAGACACATGGAACATTCAGAACGTGCTGGGAGCGGGATCTAACCCCACGTCCACACTTACGATAACCCATTCTGGATCTTCTGGTGTCTCGGGTGTCTCCATTCCCACGGTAGGAGTAACCGAATATTGCGGTGCAACCTCTGGAGCTACACAAGCTTGCGCCAAGACCATCCAGACAACGCCTATCGTGGTCTTTGGAGATGTCGCACTAAACACGGCAACCAGTCAGTCGATTACCACGCTTCCCTTCTCGGATGCCCTGTACTCCTGCACGGGATCGGACCTTACTGCGGCAGCGGGAATCGTGTCTTTCAATACCTATGCCTCATCTTCTGTGACCATTGTGGAAACGGGTGGAGCGAATACGGACCATCTCAGGTACATCTGTGTTGGGCGGTAATGGCTACCCAGTTCCCTGCGCCTCCAGTACGGACGCCATTCCCGGATAAGCAATGGACCGCCAACGGCGGAAAAACCAAAGTAGACGAAGCTGGCTATCCGTCTTGGGGATGGATCAAGTGGTTTCAAGAGATAGCGGCAGCGTTTAACACGGGCACTGGAACGGGCCTAGTTACATCTGTTTTTGGACGTTCTGGCGCAGTTGTAGCAGTTTCTGGTGACTACAACGTAAATCAGGTAACCGGGGCAGCTCCAACCAACAGCCCTGCATTTACGGGCAGTCCCAGCGCTCCAACACAAGCACCCGGAGACAACACAACCAAAATCGCTACGGATGCTTTCGTGCAAGCGGCGATAGCGGCAATCGTAGTTAGCTCATGGAGCACTACAGCAAAGAGCGCCAATTACAACGCCGTTGCAAATGACATGGTTTTGGGGAATACGAGTGGTGGAGGTTTCACGGTGACGCTTCCTTTGGCAGCAGCTAATTTGAATAAGTCTATTCGAGTTAAGAAGACCTCGGCTGACGTTAATACACTAACGATAGCTCGTTCCGGTGGAGATTTAATAGACGGAGCAACGACACAAGTGATTACTTTTCAATATACGGACATTGAAATGATCTCAGACGGTGGCACCAATTGGTGGATAGCATAAATGAGCTTCGTTGAGCAGGTAAAAGTAACCGGAAACACCGGAGCGGTAATGGATGCTGCTTCTGGTGCAACAAAACCTGCGAATGCATTGCAGGTTGCAGGCAATGATGGCACAAATGCCTATCCAATACCCCTTTCTTCTGGGGGTAGTAAGGCGCTTGTAACGGCAGATGCTATCACCATTGCCGCAGCACAAACACTAGCTACCTTAACCACCATAACCAATCCCGTATTAGATAGGCCAGCCTCACCCACCACAGCCGGATGGTCGCAAGCGGCTATTTCTTTCAGCAGTAGCGGAGATAACACGATTATAGCAGGGGTCGGCGGTCAAACCATACGCGTGATGCGTATATTCTTTGTTAACTCAGATCCCTCTGCCTCCACAAACATTACGATTAAAGACAGTACCCCTACAAGCTTCTCTGGTGCATTCGCCCTAAGCGCCAGCTCTAGCTTCAATGGCACTCCAAGCGGAGAACCACTATTTATAACAGGCAGCGGTAAGGGATTTCAGATAAACAATAGTGCGGCGGTTCAAATCAGCGGAACCGTCTGGTACACCCAGAGCTAATATGGCTGAAGCTTTCGTGCAGGCAAATACGTTAACTACGGGTGGATCTCAGACTACATCCCTAGCCGGGGCTTACTCTTCTAACAATACACTTAACAACTTTTTGTTATTGATATTTAGAAGTTTTACCACCACGACATCATTCGCAACATGGGTTCCTACCGATACTCAGGGAAACATTTGGTACGCCGTTCCAGGTAACTTTAACAATGGTTCGTTGTCGAATTTAGCGGCTTTTTATGTACCACGTTGTAAAGCTGGAGCAAATACGGTTACGGTAAATCCCGCATATACCGGATTCATTCGTGTAATTCTTTCGGAGTATTCCGGGGTATTACCTTTTACCTTCCAGAATCACGCTCACCAAACCGCCACTTCCATAAGCTCAGGAAACATCACTACGCTATCTGCCGGGTCCGTTTTTGGATTCATGGGCAACGATACTAACGGTGCTCTATCGCCCACGATCAGCGGAGCGTGGAACTCCAGGGCCAACGTGGATGGCTGCTTTCTAGTAGATCAACTCAACCAGGCTCCAGCAACATTCTCACTAAGTGCCACATATGCAAGTTCGGTAAGCATATACACAGAGATTATGTCATTCAATGATACTAATTCGGGGGTGAGCAAACCGCTCATTTACTGCTGATGAAAGTCGAACGCTTACCAGAAGACCAATACGATGTGCTCCTTGAAGTTGAGGATGGATACTGCCCAGATCCTAACGGCAGCATTGTAGTGGTCGCTCGGGATGATGGCGAAGTGGTAGGACGCATGTTTCTCCTGTCACTGGCTCACATTGAAGGTACGTGGATTAACAAGCAGCACCGTAATGGAACGCTCGCTGTTCGCATGATTAAGCTCATGGAAAAAGAAGCTAAGAATATCGGCATAAATACCCTGTTTGCCTATGCCAAGAATGAAGAAGTGGGCGGCTATCTGGAACGCCTGGGATACAAGAAAACGGAATTGGTCGTATTCGAGAAGGAGTTATAAATGCCACTAGCAGCAGTAGCGGGAAGCGTAGCGGGAAGTGTTATCCAGGGAATTGCGGGTAGCAAGGCTGCGGGCGCTCAACAGCAAGCTGCCCAGCAAGCCTCTGCCCTTGCTAAGAACAATGGTACCCAGGCCATTGACTATAGCAATGCCCAACTCCAGCAGAACCAGCAGAACCAGAATCCTTATCTGCAAGCTGGAACTAAGGCTATTTCTTCGCTGAGTGGTATGTCTCCTTTCGCGGCCCCCACGGATGTGACCGAGCAGAACGACCCCGGCTATCAATTCCGTTTGCAGCAAGGCCAGAAGGCCCTGGAGAATTCGGCTGCGGCTCGCGGTGGATTGCTTTCTGGTGGAACCGCCAAGGCGATTAACGATTATGCCCAGGGTACAGCCTCCAACGAATACGGAAATGTCTACAACCGAGCATTGCAGACCTACCAGACCAACGCCAATAACCAGTTCGGATTGGCTGGAATTGGTCAGAACTCGGCTAATGAATTGGGTGCGGCAGGACAAAACGCCTCCGGCCTCAATGCGAACATCCTCGGCAACGAAACGAATCAGGTAAACCAGCAAACCAATAACGCTGCGGCTGCGCGGGCGAGCGGATACACGTCCCTCGGTAATGCGATTGGTGGCGGTCTGAGTAATGCCGGTAACGGACTAATGCAAATCTCTCAACTGAATGCCCTAAATAACGCCTATAAGCCAGACCAGATCACGAGCAGTGGTAGTAATACATGGTACGGCTATGGCCATGAGGCGGACATTTAACATGGGAACAATTCCTCTTGTAGCACTTTCCGCTAAACAACCAGAAGCACCCGACATTCTGGGAAGTGCGGCCAAAGCTGCCCAGATCGGCAACTTGCTTGGTCAAAATGCTATGCAACCGGGGCAATTACAGGCCCAACAGCAGAACCTAGCACTCGGTCAACAGACCCAGCAGATGAATGCGCTGAAGATTCAGCAAACCCAGAAGGAAATTGACGATCAAGCCAAGATAGAGAAGATTATTACCGATTCTGGAAGCGATTTTAAGTCTGCCATTCCCCAGATCATGGCTGTCAATCCGCAATTGGGTCTCCAATATCAGAAAAGCATAATGGATTCTGATGCTGCCGACCTGAACCACAAAAAAGCCATCATCCAGTACCACAATGAGACTGCGGGAAGGCTGGCGCAACTGGCTGGCGGGGTCACAGATGAACCTTCATTCCATAATGCTATCGGTAGGGCACTCTCTGAGAATCTTATAGACGCTCCCACGGCTGCCAAATACCTATCTCAGCCATTCAGTCAGGATGAAGTTAATCAGATTCAGCAGCAAGCTCTTTCCGCCAAGGACCAGTTGGACCTGGCAGATAAGACTATTACAGCGAAGGCAAAGCAGGAATCTGAAGCGCGACTAGAAAAAACGCAAGCCGAAACCATGAAGCCACAGGACGTGCGGGATTATGAATACGCACAGAAACAGGGATATAAGGGCACATTCGAGGACTGGAAGACTAACGTAGCACGCACGCCACCCAACACAGACTTCCACGATCAAGCCAGGGCAGACAAGAGCTATCAATTCTCCAGCACGCAGCTCGATAAGATGAAGACCCCGATTGATGCGGTGGTGTCTCGCCTGTCCCGCCTGAACGATACGCTCGCCCAGAATAGCCCTCAAGCTGATGCACTAGTTGCCCCGGAATTGATGACAGTTATGGCTGGTGGTCAGGGTTCTGGTATCCGCATTAATGAGGCAGAAATTAACCGCGTGGTCGGTGGTCGCTCGAAGTGGCAAGACTTACAGGCGGCGGTAAACAAGTGGCAATTAGACCCCAAAGAAGCCCTCAGTATTACCCCTGAACAGCGCCGGGAAATACGGGCATTGACTCAGGTTGTGAATGACAAGGTAACAGCCAAGCAGCAAGCATTAGACGAGGCACGGCAGCAATTGATTGCCACGCAAGATCCCACGGAACACCGCAAGATTATTGCTAACGTCAATTCCAGATTGTCACAGATCGACACAGGGGGAGCGCAAGGAGGTGGTCAATCGCGTTCTGGCGCTCCTTCCAAACCTCCTAATGCCACACATACGGGTGTTGGTTCGGTGGACAAGAAAAAGCACTGGCTTGATGCACAAGGCCATGACCTCGGATTAGCCGAATAATGCCACCACAAACGCAGACTTTCACAAACGTACAGCCAATCCAGCAGACCTTCACGGATGTTACTCCGGTGGATACGCAGACTCCCGAACAACCGGGATTCTTTAGCCAAGCTGCCGACGTGGTTGGTCGCCAAGCCAAAGCAATGCTTGGTCCTATTGGTGCGGGATATGAAGCCTATAAGAAGGGCGGTATTGGGGAAGGACTAAAAGAATTTGCGATTTCCTCACTGCAACATGCCGGTGATCCAAATGGAATAGTTGGTGGGACCATAGATGCTGTCCAGAATTACGCAGCACGTAGAGCACAAGGATATAATCCAGTCTATTCCGTAGCAGCTCCCATAGCTGCTCCAATGGTTGGCGTTAATTTACAACGTCAGGAACAAGACGCAAGCCAAGGTAATACGATGGGAGTCTTGGCCGAAGCTGCCGTACCAGCAACCGAAGCGGCGGCAGGCTATGCAGCACATGAGGCGATTCCCGAAAATGCAGTGGGAATAGTCAAGGATGCCACTGGTCGTATATTAAGACAGCCAAATGGTAAGTTAACGCCACTAGTGCGCGGGGCGGCGAGAGTGGGTGGTGGTCTTATTGGAAGTGCGGCGGGAACGGGCGGAACGATCATAGGGGGACTTACTGGCCCAGCCGTAGCGGACGCCATTATTCCCAATCATCCAAACCCAATCGGATGGTCGGTAAAGCTACCGGGAAGGATTCCCAGAGCTTACATTCCCGGACCTGCGGGTTCTGTTGTTCCTGAAGTTAATGTGGTTCCCGAGCCTCGTCCGCTTCAACCAGGCGATAGACCGGGAGCAATGTTCTCCGTTCCCCGTGGAACCCTTCCCGGAGAAGCAGCACGCGGTACTCCAGGAGCTGCTGACACCCTTAGAAATATAGGGAAAACCGTCCTATTTCAACCCAGCGAAGGAACGGGATATCCTGGACCGAGAGAAGTAATTCGCCCCGAAGATATCAATTCCCAGGGGGGAGTTCCCCCGGGGGCCATTCCGCAGATTGAACTCAACAATGCCAGCGGTGAAAGCTCTGCCAGCATGGAGGCAATTAACCGTGCATCATCTGAGCGCAGGGCTAATGTTTCAAGGGTTAAAATAGACACGCGCTCCGGCAAAGAGACTCCGCTAATCGGCACGGATGCAGTGGATGCCAAGGCAGGACCGTATGAGCGCATCGTTAAACGCCAGCCAGGTAAGCCAGATCAAGTCCTAGATCAGGGAGAAAAAGCCAAGCCAATAAAGTTCCGTCAGAATCTGAATGAAACCGAGAGCATGGCCGATCCAGACACGCGATTCAATACCGCACGCCATGAAGCGGGACACGCGGTGGTCAGTGAGCTTCTGCGACCCAATTCCGTTCAAGGTCTAGGTCTGGACGAGTCGGGCGGCTATACCCTCGCTTCCCCTCCGATGGGAAAGACCAGTACCAAGCAGCTTAATCCAGATGAAATCCGCAATCTGGTGGCGGTTAGCTATGCGGGTGGAATGTCTGAACCTGGGGGCACCACAGCAAAGCATGTCGGCCCAGATCAAGCACGCAGGGCAGATATTCTCTCTGGCAGCGCGACCACACCCCTGAGCAACTTCGCACGCATCCTGACGGGCCATACATTCGGACAGGATCAATTCTTGCAAGCGAATGAACAACAGGCAGAAGCCAAGGCCAGAGTAAATGCACTGCTCGCAGATCCCAAGACCAGAAGCATGATTGATTCACTGGCTACGATGCTGAATGTGAAGGGAACGATGAGCGGTCCAGAGGTCAGAGCGTTTCTTGCTACTGGCGGTAAATAGTAATTCTTTTCTTGCCGCGAATGAATTTCCAGCAGACATAAATAAACAATCCCGCAATAAATACTTGCGCAGCGGAAAGAAAGTCCAAGAAATGCCAGCCAGAAATAGGAGATGGATTTGCGTAAACACAAAGCAGTGCCCACACCATTGAAAGCACTATCCATGCTCTGCGTAGCATTCGCGTACGCTACCACATCTTTTGCCCAAGTTCCAGTACAAGTGGGGCCGGAGCCACAAACCCAGTTTCTGGATGCTACGGGCACGCCTCTGTCTGGAGGCATTGTCTGCACGTATGCGGCAGGCACATCCTCGCCCCAGCCAACGTACACGGACTCTACCGGAACAGTCCAGAACAGCAATCCAATCGTTCTTAACTCGGCAGGCAGAGCCAATATCTGGTGGGAATCGCAGGCTTATAAGGTCGTTCTGGCTGGCGGTGGAACGTGCGGTTCGCCTTCCAATCTGCAATGGACAGTGGATAACTTCCAGGTTGGCATATTCCTGAATGGAAACAACACGTTCACTGGCACCAATACATTCAACGGAACCACCAACTTCAACGGTGCCGTGAATATGAACGCTGGCGGGTCCATGAACGGTACTTTTACAGGCAATCCCAACTTCTCAGGATCTCCCACGTTTACCGGAACCATTGTGGCTAATCAGTTCCAATCCACGGTAGGCACTGGCACTCCTCCCCTCATCGTTGCTAGTACAACCAAGGTTACCAACCTGAACGCTGACCTCTTGGACGGTTGTGATTGGGCATCACCTTGCCCGATTGGAACCACAGCACCCAATACCTCTATATTTACAACCATGAATGCGCAGACAAGCGCCACGATTAACGGAGTAACGATCAGCGGTACGCCCACTGCCAATCAGGTGTTGACTGCATCTAGTCCCACGGTAGCGGGATGGGCAGTTATCCCTCAGACTATTCCCGCAGTGTACAGCAATAACGTATCTGGCATTACGGTCACTACGGGCACTACGACCATTGCAACCCAGGCAGTCACCTTCCCTTCTGTGGGTGGTCCGTTCCGAGTGTTTATCTCTTACTCTCTATTGCAACATAACAGCGTAAACAACAGAACCATGACCGTATGGGTAGATGACGGTACCAACCAGATGGCAGCAACGGAAACGGGCGTATCCAACTCAGGAATTGGGACCAGTTCTTTCGGTGGATTCAGTTCGGTTGACTACCAGAATGGCGACGTTAAGACCTTTACGCTTAAAGGCGTGATGAACCTCGATACCACAGATATTGCAGCTACCCCCGCTACCGGATCGGGGCACAGCACCTACCAAATTACAGTAATTCCCAGCGTCAACTAAACTAGAAAGGAGTTAGATCAGTGAAGAAAATTCTGTACGTGTTTTTGCTTCTGTCTTTCCTCGGTCCTCCGGCATTCGCGCAGAGTGGTGGAGTTGTGGGGAATCTCTCGATTGATAGCACGGACTGCACTAAAACCAAGGCTTGTCTGGTTCTGCAAGTTGGACCCAGCCACGGAGGGGCAACAATCAAGCTATCCGGTACTTTCAGTGCCACGGTTCAGTTTGAAGCTTCGGCAGATCCCCTGACCGTAGGTGTTGCCAGTGCTAACTGGGTGGCTCTAAGTGCTTCTCCTAGCGATAGCCCTACAACGGCCACTTCTTCAACCACCACGGGAGTCTGGCAAGTCAATGTTGCTGGATACCAGCGCATTCGTGTTCGCATATCTGCATATACCAGCGGAACCGTAGAGGCAGCCATTAACCTATCTACTGCTTCAGCTAGAGGTGGCAGTGGGGCTGGTGGATCTGGAACGGTTACAGGAACCGGGGCTTCTCCACAAGTTGCATTCTGGAGCAGCCCCACGGTATTAGCTGGAGATGCACAATTTCTGTGGGACACCACGAACAAGGTCCAATATACCGGAGTCCCACAGTCCACCTTTGAACCAGCATTCCAGAACTATTTGGGAACCAATCCGGCAAAGGTATGGATGGCCCAGGAAAATGGGACACAGTTTGCCAACCTATTCGTGCAGACCGAAACAACCAGCGGAATCGTTGATCCTGTCTATTTTGCTACGAATGCACATAATGCTGGTGCCCTTGTACTGAACAGCGATCTAAACGGTAAAGTGGATATGGGGCAAACGGTTGGCCTCGCCAACCAGATCAACTTGGCTACTGGATGGATCGGGCCGGGTTCCGTTACGCTGCATCAAGACATCGTTTCCTCCCCTAATTATTCGGGCGGAGTGATTGTTGGGGAGAGTAATGGATATTGGGCAAATAGCGTTGTGGTCGGACCCACCACAGCCGTCACCAACAATTATGATTTTCACTCGACTGCCGATGCGATTTCTGCTGGTGGCACGGTTACCAATAATTACGCCTTCGCTGCCGGAAATCATGGAAGCACCGCGACCACATTCAGTGCCGCTTTCTTTGCCGATACGCAAACCATCGCTGACGGTCATAGCTGGGCTTTCTACAATGCCACCGGGAAAAGTCTGATTAGCGCAGCGGAATTTATCAGCGGCGCTCCCACGGTATCGTCGGGATTCGGCACGGGCGCGAGCGTCACGGCAGGAAGCTCGCATACAGCCTTTCGTGTCGGCGTAGGCACCTCGAATACCGGCACTGGAGTCGTGGCACTCCCGACCGCGCCTACTGGCTGGAACTGTTATGCAACGGATATTACGACTAAGAGCACACTGGTAGCCTCGACGCTGCAAACCGCATCCACGACGGCATCGGCCACATTTCAAAATTATACCGACATCGTTGGCACTCATGCCTGGGTTGATTCCGACGTTCTGGCGATAAGTTGCTTCGCCTATTGAGGATTTATGAATAAAGCTACTTTCATTATGGCAACATTTGCAATAGTTCTAACGCTCTTTAGGGCACCTTCGTTTCCAACTCCCGCACAGGGCCAGTTGCCCAATACATCCATTGGAACTGGAACGGGAGCGCCAACCAATTGCGGGACTTCCAGCACATATGCACCTGGAAGTGTTTACATCCAATCTAGTAATGGACACCTCTGGACATGCACGGGAGTAGCGTGGGTCGATGATTCAGCGGCCGGTGGAGTTCCGTCCGGCATTACTGCAATGGTAGTGTCTGGATCTTGTCCTGCTGGATACACGGAAGTTTCTGCACTGAATGCAGCCATGCCGCTTGGCACGGTCGCAGCGAATGGAGATATTGGAGCAACCGGAGGGGCCAATACAGTTACGCCCACGGTAGCGTCTCTCACGGCAGCAGCCCAGGCATTTACTGGGTCTAGCGCCACGACTTCAGCGGTAAGTGCGGGCACTCCAGCGGGAACCAATGGCACGGTAACTGGCCCCGCACAAGTTATTTCTTGGCCTGTCGGAGTACCCACCAACGCCGCGGTGAGCGCAGGTACTCCAGCGGGAACCAATTCCGCCACCACGACTAGCGGAAACACTGCCGCTACCAACATTGCCGCTGGGACCGGATCATTGACCGCAGCCAAAGCCACCGCTCCCAACCTTACTGTACCCGCTGAGACCTTTACTGGAACGGCACTGGGAACGCATACACATACAATATCCTGGCCTGCGGGCGTGCCAACAAACGCTACTTCCACCATCCCCGCAGAGACATTCACGGGCAGCGCCCTTGGGACACATACGCACACGCTAACCGCCACCGGAACCAACGGAACATCTTCCGTGACAGGCACGCTAAACAGCGTGGATAATCGCTCCGCCTTCGTAAAAGTGATCTACTGCACAAAGTCCTAGTACTTGCTACGTGATATAAAATCAGTACATGCCATCTCGGTTACGGAGAAAGTCAGGCGAAGTCCTTTTACTTGCTCTTTTCTGTATTTCCCCCGCCATTGCTCAGGTAACCCCGGTCCTGATCTGCGCCGAGGACATGTCCTGCGTCACCTTCGCAGAGACCCCCAAACCAGAAGTAGACACCACGCCCAGCCCTATCGTTACAGCGCCTTCTGGGGGCATTAGGGCATTAGTTGGGGCCAATATGGGTGATAGCTTCGGGAATCTGTTCTTTGGCCCCTCTGTGGCCTTGGAATGGCCCATTACGCGGCACTTCGAACTGGACCTGAAGGACAATTTCTCCCCGATAGAACAGCACATCGCCCTCGGTAACGGCTGGGCCAATCAGGTCTATGCTGGCGGGATTGGCTGGATCACTAAATCTGTGGGGGTTAACGGCAATGTCGAATACTCCAACTACAGAGTCTCCATCAGTAAACATGCCACGTACGCTAACGGCGGAGTCACCTTCAGGACAGCTCGACCCGGTATCCCTATGCGATTCACGTTTGATTACGTCCGTCAATTCAACAATGGTATTGATGCCACGGGGACAGAGTCGGCACATCTTAACGCTGGAGACTTTAATCTCGACATGCGAGTGGCCTGTCATCTGAACTTCTGTTTTCGCCTGTCTTTCGATTTCAAGATTGGGCACGTACTGACCCAGAGTAATCCCCAGTGTGATGGCACCTTTGGCGTAACGGGAGGCCCTAACGGTGGACCCTGCCCGCGCACGGGAGCCAGTAGCGGAGCATTTAGCAGCATTCTGTCTATGGAGTTCCCAAGGCGCAAGGCAACGGAAGCAAATGCCTTCTAGGTGCCGCTTCTGCAATGGGTTAGCGAATCACGAATTTGATGGGCACGGTTATTGCGGTCTGCACTACGAAGAATTGGTAGAGCACTCAGCAAATATCAAGATGGATCTTGTAACACTATCTCAACTTGTGGAGGAAGGTCATGCGTTTGAAAACTACCAAGCTCAGCTCTCTCGCCCTTGCAATAATTTCCATCGGATTGTGGTTAGCCCCTTGGCATCTCTTCGCCCAAAGCGCCCATAAGATCACCGTAACTTGGACCGCTCCTTCCCCTATCGGTGGTTCTGGGACGATCTCTGGATATAACGTCTATCGCAGCATCGTATCTGGTAGCGCCTATACCAAGCTGAACAGCACACCACAGACCGCCCTGAGCTATATCGATACGGCCACGGTGCCAGGAACCAAGTATTTCTATGTCATTACGGTGGTAGACAGCGCCAGCTCGGAATCGGCCATGTCTAGCGAGGCATCGGCCACAGCCATAGGAAACCCCAATCCCCCGCAGGGTGTCAACGCAGTAGCGCAGTAACTTTGCGGGTGACTTGGCCTAGCGCACCAGGAGTTGGTTAATAATGGAATGTGCCACATGCAATTCTCGGTTTGACAAAAACCCTGGCCATCGGGGAGTTCCGCAGATCTATTGTTCCCCTAAGTGCAGGAACGGAAGAAAGCGCAACTGGTCCAGAATTAAAGAAAAGATCAAAAGTGATCCTTCTTACCATGCTTCCTATTTGGCCTATTTTCGAGAGTACCAAGACAAGCACCGAGCGATTAAACAGATTACGGTTCTAAAGTCTTGGTTAAAAAGAAAGTACGGATTAACGATGGATGAATTCCAGAAGCTTAGAGATCGGCAAAACGATCTTTGTGCTATCTGCGGTAAACCAGAAACACAGAAAGGCAGAAGACTTTTATCTGTAGATCACTGCCACAAAACAAACAAAGTTAGGGCGCTTCTTTGTAAACATTGCAATTCGGCTCTGGGACACCTACATGATGATCCAGAACTTGCAAGGAAGGCCCACGAATACCTAATGAGGCATTCCAATGCGTGAAAATTTCTTGACGCACAACACCGACAAATTGCTCCTCTTTGTCTTGGTCATCATTGGTGGACTACTAATCATGCATATGGTTCACCATAACGTTGATTCCGAGACTTTAAAATGGATAGAGACCGAGGTATCTACCGTCCTCGGTGCCCTTATCCTAATCCTAACGGGACGCATTGCCCGCACGGATGGACAGACGGCCAATGGACAGCCGCCAACTCCCACGCTTCCAGATCCCACACCCAATCCAACACCTAATTCAATTCCCAGTCCAGTAGTACACAAGCCTGTGGTGCTGGAATGAGTGACATCGTTAACGGTGGTGCAAGCGGTGGAGTTGTTGCAGGAATTATCCTGGGATTGAATTGGGCCAAATCGCTGATCGGCAAGAACGGCAATGGCAGTAGCAGTCAATCCATAGCAGCAAAGTTCATAACCAGGGACGAGTACGAAGCCAGACACAGGGACATTATGAACAGTCTGTCCAGAATCGAAACCAAGGTGGACCACATCCGGCTATGATGGACTCCTTCTCCGAGAAACTACTAGCTGAAATTCATCCCGCACTGGCCGAGAAGGTCAGGTCAATGGCTGAACTTCTAGCACTGGAGAACATAACTATCCGGGTAACTACGGCCCTCAGGTCTTGGAAGGAACAGGCTGCGCTATACGCAGAAGGTAGGGACGCACAGGGAAACATCGTAAATCCTAAGCAGGTGGTGACTCATGCAAAGGCCGGAACTAGCTGGCATAACTATGGCCTCGGAGTCGATGTTGCGCCGTTTGATGGCGGAATACCCGACTGGAACGCCTCCCACCCCGCATGGAAGAGAATTATTGCGGTGGGCGAATCAGTTGGCCTCGTCTCTGGAAGTAGATGGCGCACCTTCCCAGACTGTCCCCACTTCCAACTCACAGGAAGACTCCCGGTAAGCCCAGACGATGCGGTAAGGGCAGCATATGAGACCGGAGGACAAGAAGCGGTGTGGGATGACACGGGACTAGACGCTTGATACTTTGCGTTACGTGCGGACTTAGGCCGGTCCTGAAGTCTAGGCGCAACCAATTCAGATGCCAGCAGCAGTGTTGCACTTGTCATAACAGGTATTCGCAGTATGGGGCCAAGAAACGGCAGCACGCTAAGCCAAAGTGGAGAGCTTACCTAGCAGCCAAGGAAGCATCCAGACGTAGCGCGAAAAGGATTCAGGCTAACAAAATATGACTGAACTGATTCCAAGAAAGAAGCTTTCCCCCTCCACATTAGACGCCCTCACTACTTTAGAAAACTCCCTTCAAGAATACGCCGCACAACCTTCCCTCGGAATGGCCTATGGACGTGAAAACAAATACGTAACTTGGAAGTTTGATCCTGCCGAATTCAAGACCATTGAGATAATCCACATCACCGACGTGCAGTTTGGGCATGTCAACTGCAACGTCCCCCAATTCAAGAAATACTGCAACTGGATTCTGGATAAGCCCAACCGCTTTGTAGTCTTCGGCGGTGACATGATCGACGCTGCTACCGTGCTATCACCAGGCCAGCCGTGGGAGAACATCTGCGGGCCTCAGGGACAGGTTTACCAGTTCTGCGAGTTGGTTGCCCCCATGCGTCACCGCATTCTGGGCTACGTCGGCGGGAATCATGAACGTAGGGGCCTGAAGACCTTTGGTGATATTGGCTTGATGATTGCCTATCTGCTGAAGATCCCCTACAGCTCTGGCCAGCAATTTATAGACATTAACTACGGCAAGTGGAAAAGTTTCAAGGTCCATCTCTGGCACGGCTCCGGTAACGCCAAGACCAAGGGTGCCAAGGCCATGATGATCTATCACTTCATGACCCGCTTCCCCGGCTCGCATCTTTACCTCGTTGGCCACCTACACGATTGTATCCTGCTGCCATGCGCCACGCCTACAAGGATGCCTGGACAGAACAATATCAAGCTGGAGAAATGTTTTGGTGGAATGTCATCTAGTTTCCTTGATTTCTTCGGAGGATACGCTGAAGTTATGGGGCTTTCCCCTAGTGATACAATTATGCTTCGAACTATCTTAGAGCCTTCCGGCAAGTTCGAAACTACCATTCGATAAGGGGAAAATCCGTGAAGATTACCTGTCCCTATTGCTACCGTGAGTTACAAGCCAAGAAACCAGAGATGCTTCGCTGCCCCTGCGGACGTGCTGACTTTGTAATTGAGAAGAGGTATGAAGTTCACTGTCCTGTTGTTAATCGTCAGTTCGCTGCCAGGTGATGGCTCTTTCCCTGTCCACATACAGAGAATAAAGGGCAACATGATTGTTGCTCGCCCGTACACTGCTCCCCAATTAATCCTGAAGCTGAAGTCTGGGCACATAGAGGAATCCACCGTCAATTGCACCCAGACCACGGTAGATAAGGGATTCGCGGAGCATGAGGACAGGGAGGTACAGTTCCTGTGCGGTAATGCGGTTCTGGAGCTTAAGGCTGTTTACTTTGGGGAATAAGGTCCGTAATGATGGACCTTAACCGAGATATGGTCCATTATAAGACACCTTATCGTTACTTAGGAAGATTGGCCAGCAATTGTTGAATCTGTTCGCTGTTGGCTAGTGTCTGGTCTTTGGCTGCGGCGATAATCTGATCCCCTGACAGTCCAGCCTGACCACGAATGGCATTTATAATATTCAGCAGGGCGTCCAAGGCTGCGAGAGCTTCGTTAATTGTAGCGATAGGGTCCAATGTGATCTCCTTTACTTTCCATTCAATGCGGTGATAGTCGTATCCACCAGCGTTACAATTCCCTGAACGATTGCCGTAACCTTTGCCTGCGTATCTGGATTAGACACATGGATGGCTGCAAGTGTGGCAGGATTGCCTATGGATGAGGCTAGGTTCTTGGCGCAAGAAGTAAACCCTCCCACCGTTCCCGTATTGCCATGCGCTGCCTGCACGCATCCGATGTACACGCCGTCCAAGGTATTCAGGGATGACAGATAGCCAAGGATAGCCCGCTCTTCGTCCGCAGAGACCGTGCCAGCAACGCGGAACTGATCCACGGTAACATCGGCCTGATTCACGGTAACGGCAACGTCCTGAGCGAGCTTGGCAGCAGTCCCGTAAGGATCAGAGCATCCCGTAAAAGCCAGTAACAAGGGTAGAATCAGTAGCTTTCGCAATGTTTACTCCGTTTCTCCCAAGTAGGGAGGAAGGGGCCGGGGGTAAAGCGGCCCCTTAGTGTTGCGCGTCTAAGGTCGCGCCTGGTCACTAAGTACATTTTACCTTGCCACGCAACTTCATTTCAGGTAGTCCTTGAAAACCTTACGATTGAGTTCCGCGATCTCGGCTCTTGCCATTATAAGTTCTGCATATTCTCGGCCTGATTGATAAGATAGGCTCAGAGTGGCCATTGCGTTTTCATGCCGATCTTTTAGTTCCGCGATCTCGGCCTTGTATTCTTCGATTTCTCCATCTTGAACTTTAATCAATGTCTCGTTCCGAGCCTTAAGTTCCGCGATCTCGGCCTGCAACTTGGCTGTCTCGACCCTAAATTCGGCTTGCTCAGTACAGATTTGGCAGTATGCATCCCGATTTGTGAACGGTGCACCCACTCCCTCGACCCAAAATATCTTTGGATGTTTCTGCGGGCACGGCCCCGGAGCCTTGAGTTCCTTCTCCCGCGCCTCGATTAACTCGGACAGTTCCACAAGGTCCGAAGCGCTTGTGCTGTTGAAATGTCGGTCAATGATTTCCATTGCAAATTCTCTCGCTGTCTTCATCTTTCCACCTCTGATTCCAACGGCTTATGGACTCCGAGTGCAGCCTGAGCACCACAATGCACGGCATCCTCAATACAGCCCTGAATCTCGTAATAGGTGGAAGTTTGCTTAACTATTGCTCCCGTACAGTCCACCCACTCATCGAAAATGTTTAACGCCCTGCGAATCGCGGAATCAAGTTCACCTTGCTTCATTTTTTCACCTCCAGATTCCCCTCAATCAAAGTTGCCGCATAGTCCAAGTCGTTCCGGCGCAGAAACGCGCAGATTGACGCTGAGAGTTCCTTCTCCCGTGCCTCGATTAACTCGGACAGTTCCGCAATGTCCATACCGGCATCGGTGAAATGTCGGTCGATGATTTGCATTGCAAATTCTCTCGCTGTCTTCATCTTTTCACCATTGCCCGCGCCGCATCGTTGACGCCCTGCAAGTAAGCCGACCTAACGAGTGTGTCGATCATGTCGTACGCTTCAAGCCAGCTTGCGTTGCGAACGGCGACGTGGAAATATTCCAGTAAACCACTACACCGTTCCTGCGCTACCGCCGTTGCCGAATCGGAAGGAATGTACGCTTTCACTTCCAGCCGCTTCGCCAGTTCCTTGTAATCGGTTCGTCTTTCCAAGTGCATCCTCCCCCGAGCGCGTTCAGACTTCTGTGCGACTAGCTGAAACCGGGAGAGCGCGTCTACACGCCTTGCCCTTACTCTCCCGGCAGCTATAGGGCGACCTGCACCTAGCTAGCGTCCAGATGCTCCGAGTCGGCGTTGTCCCACTCAGCTCTGTATGACCGTCACTAGCCGCCCCAATCTCAATGCTGCATCAATCACTCATGTCCGCTTGGCTCCTGGGGGGTAACTTTCCGCACTGCTCGCCCCGACTTCGGCAACCCGTGCTCGTCTCACGATTCCAGCACTCGATGAATAAAGGCGATGGCCGTCCCGTCTAAAACTTGGGCTGGCGTGAAGCGAAGTACCCGCCATCCGAGCAAAGCGGCATGATTGTATTTTTCCATGTCCTTGATGAATCCGACTCCTCTGGTATGCCGACCTCGCGTGAACAACCCTTTGACATCACCTACAAACTTAACCCAATCCCTACTCGCGAAGGTAGTCAAGGCCAAGAATTTCGATCAGCTCCTCATAGCTCCTTTTTTTCTTCGCGCCAAACACATGCATTTTCACATGCTCGGCAAGCACCGCGGCAAACAGGGGCGGCACGGCATTCCCAACCTGCCTGATTACGTGACGCCCTGTGCCGTGGAACTCCCACCAATCAGGAAAAGTCTGCATCCGCGCCGACTCGCGGGGAGTGACTTCGCGGGGTATAAACGGATGAACATGGCCTTTGCCGCCGCCTTTGTCGGAACCGACGATGATCGTGAAGCTCGGGCGGACTGGGTTAAGTTTGTTAATGCGCGTTTTCGGATCGCGTTCGCCGAACTCAAGGGTCTGATAGCGATTTATTATTCGCTTGCTGTGCTTCCGCCCAATGTGATTGGGTATACCGCTATCCGGCCCCGGCTTCGGCAAGAAGCGCAGCGCCTCGCCAGCAGTACGATACTGGGCTACGAATACGGGGGTATTGCCGTGAGTAGGTTCCATCGGGGGAACGACCGCGCCATTTCTGGCACCGATAAAAAACACCCGGTCGCGAAACTGCGGGATGCCGAAATCCGCCACTTGATAGCTGTGTGCAGATACCGCGTACCCGCAGGCTGTTAGCTGTTTGAGAATTTCTCCGTACAATTCTCCGCCGTGAATGGACTTGAGGCCCGCTACATTCTCGAACAAGAATGCTCTTGGTTGAACCTCGCGGATAACCCGCAGGTACTCCCAAACCAAATTTCCCCTTGGGTCACGCATGCCTTTGCGTTGACCGAATACGGAGAACGCCTGGCACGGCGGCCCGCCGAGAACAATGTCGATTTGTCCTTTCAGATCGGCTTCTTTGAGAAGGTCCGCCGCGGATATTTTTCTAATGTCGGCAGCAATCGAATGCGCGTGAGTGTAAAACGGCTTCTTGCGATTGTTGATCAATAACGTTTCGCAGGAAAACGGGTCTATGTCGCTTGAGCATCCGACCGCGAAGCCGGCGGCTGAAAACCCTAAATCAAGTCCGCCGCCGCCGGAAAAGAGTGACAGGGCACTTAGCGGCCTTGTCGAACTCCGACGTTTACTAGCGAACGGACCTCTCTCCAGGAGTTCCTTCTCCCGCGCTGCTGCCTCGGATTCCAGTGCGTCAATGGTGTCGATAACATCCCTAAGTCGGATGATCTCGTAATCTGCAAATTGTTCTTTCGTCAGTCTCATCTTTTCGTTTCCTTTAGCCTCTCTGCGTCATTGCTCGTTGCCACGTCCCCCGGCTCCCGACTTCGAGACAACTTTCTTTAGATCGGAAAACACTCCGCGAGCGTCCTTCGCCTTTTTGAGCAAGCTACTGACATTAGCATCGCCATCTCTGAGAGATTTAAACAGAGAGCGTAGGCCAGCCTCGTACGGCTGCAAAACAGAGCGGCCCATCTTTTCGTAAAACGTCGTGAGAAACGGTTCAATCCCGTAAGCTGTCAGGGCGTCGAGTGCTCCAGCCTCCGCTTCGGTTAAACGAATCGAAACCTCAAGACTTACTGTTGGTCGTCCTTCGATTAGTGCCAAGTGCATCCTCCCTTCGATGTCCCAGTGGGGTCTTTAGCGTTTCCGAAAACATCGCTTATCGCTGGAAACCCGGCTATTAACAATCGCTTCCGCATTCTCCACGAACTGCAAAACCCTAGCCTCTAAATCCTGCATCGTGCATCCGAGCAAGTAGGCCGCATCTTTGTAGGCGACATGGTCGATGGCATTGAGGCGATTCCAGAATCGCTTGCTGTGATTACCGGAATAGTGGCGCTTCAGTTTTGGCTTTACCATATTGCGACTCCAATCTCCGTCAGTAGACGGGTTAACAGAAAGACTCTGCTCCCAAGCGAACCGCAACGCTCCAACCGAGCGCGTTCAGACTTCTGTGCGACTAGCCCTTTTCACATTTTGTTAGTGGCTTCAAGAGGCAGGCGGCGTATCCAATTCCACCAATCCAGTAATGCCAGCCACCATAAACAGGATCAGCTTTTGTAACATCATGAATGCGTCGATAACTTCCGTCCAAAACCACAACTTGACCAACCTTAAACTTTTTCTTTAACTGCTTGCTCACTTGTCGCCTCCCTGCTCTTGTGTGGCTTTGCGAATGCAACCCGCACATGTGTAGCAGCTTCCGAATCTGCCCTCGACCTTGGCCCGCTCGACAATCATCTCTGTGCCTTTGGGAATCGTCATTGCTCCTTTGTGCAGGGCGCTCAGGCACTTCTGCGGGAATCGTGTAATCACCCACTGAGCGGAATGACACTCAATCGTTTCATCCCCGCCACCGTAGAGATAAGCAAGCGCATCTTGTTCGGAACCAGATAAATTACGCATCCTTGGTCCGCTCCTGCTCTTGTGTGGCGCGGGGCTGCCCGGCTAGCAACAGACTTTCCCACTTCAAGAACTGCGACCAGACATCCCCTAAGTGCTCAAAGCCTCCCGGAGTAGAAATATTAGGCCACTGTTCGTGATAAACGCGCATAATCCTGAGAATATCGTCGCATACCTGCTTTTCGTTCGGTCGGTCACTCATGTCCGCTTGGCTCCGTATCTGTGTCTAGTAACTCCCGCTCTTGCAGGGTCCACGTCTTGCGCTTTCCCCTGGCCCCACGCTTGGCCCAGCCGTGAACAAATATCCTGCCCCCAGAAGAGAGCCATATACGATGGACAGGAAGAGAGAAGATCTTCTTTTCCCTGGCTCCCATGTTTCCCGTTGTAGTCACCTGTACAAGTGCGATGTGATCTCCGTTTGTAACTAACAAGTCGCCAAATCCGTACAAGTCCTGCCTGATACGGGCGAAGGAGTTCCAGTGCTCACCACGGGCTACGTGATAACCCTGCCCCTTCAGGATGGCAATGCTACGCTGTAGCGGACTTGGCATTCATTCTCCCGTTTCTCTTATGATTGGCCTTACCTACGTTCTTCCAATAATCGTGATTGAACTTCTTGTAACAGGCCCTGCACCTATAGATTGACCTAGCTGTCAACTCTCCGTCCGCGTATTCCTTGCAGCCCCTACCCACACAAAGGTAAAGCTCTGGCTCGGAAGACATATGTTGAACACGGGGGCAACCCGGGGCCCCGCAACGCCAGATCTTTCTTTCTTCCTTCTTTGCCTTCAGTATCTGCTCACGCTTATCGTTGCTAAAGGCGCTGCGGGTATTTGTGAACATAGGTTCACCGGACGGTACTAGGCGCATACGGATACTCGGGTGATGGGGACAGGTTGGCTTCATTGAACTTGGCTCCATCCATCCCCAATCCAAATATGCCTAATGCTGCTAGTGGAAACAGAAAACCTGTCAGCTAATTCTTTTTGAGTCAAGATCGATTCGGAGGTGCGCGACTTTTGTCTCCTTGACCTTATGTAGGCAACTTGTTCCTCATTTAATTTACTGCGGTGGTGCTTACTACCCATCATCCTTGTGCCATGGCGTAAACAATCAGCGTGATTTTCTTTAGGGGTTCCCCATGCCAGATTCTCTAAGTAATTGTGATCCCTATTTCCATCAAGGTGGCGACCCTGCATTCCGGGAGGGCGGGGCCCCACAAAACACTCCAGGACGAGACAATGAACACCGAAAGCCCTACGCCTTCCCTTGCAACACAACCTAACCCACCAATATCTTCTGGTATAATATGGCCTAAGTATCTTCAATTCCTTGCCGTGGCCAGTAAATACAGTGCCATCTTCGCGGACGAAATAATTGGGGAAACCTTCAATTTCTTTAATCATTCTTCTCTCTCATTGGGATTTTCGTCATGGATCCATGAATTTAGTTGCCAAACATTAGTCTGTTCCATTGCCGTAATCAGCCACTCCCAGACATTGATCTCGCCATGCTTCCAGCCCTTTAAGTCTTCCGAAGACTTGGGTAGCCTGACTCCTAAACCTGCGGCTATACGCTTCTCCTGCACCTCCCAACGCTCTACTAGGTTGCTTGGCAGCGGGCGAACCAGACTGGTCCACTTCTCAGGCTCTAGTCCGTACTTCGTCTTCCGAATATCAGTTACCATCTTCCTAAACTCGGTTGGCTTATCCGCCAGGTCAACCGCAGCCTTGAGAATCTCAGGCTTGTGCCTGTCTGCTTCCGGTAGCCTAACGAGCTGGTCAGCGTTGAAGTCGCTGATTTGTCCTAGAATCTCCTCGGGCACCCCCTGAAGTGCCCGAAGATTGTCCATCTGCTTCTCCAGATAATGGCTATCCCTGTTGAAGGTCTTATGTAGCCACTCCCTGACTCCCATACCAAGAGCCTGCGGTACCCTGCGATCTAGTGCCAACTGGACGCGACGAGCCAGATCCACCCAGCGGTTCTGTAGACACTGGTACTCATCTTGCAGTGAGCGGGTAATGTTGGCCGCTTCCTGCGATCCCGCCAAAGACCCACCCTGTATGACAACTTCAGTCACAGATGCCCTCCAGATATACCGTTAAACGCAATTACAGGCGATTCTAGCCACGCAGCTATACCAAGCTGTCCATCGGACCAGGAGACAGCACCAGGCTCTTGTTCTGCCCCGGAACTGGCTTTCCGTACCTTTCTTGCATTTCTACAGCCTTAAGGAGTTTTGCTCCGGCATTGCACGCGGCATTAGATATTCCGGCAGTGATACGTCCCGCAACCAAATCGCCGATCATCAGGCTAAAGAAGTTGCTGAAGTTGGTTACGGTATTAATTCCTTTTTCAGAGACCGCAAGGCATCTGGGCGGAGTCCGATCTTGCGTAGCAGCTTTACCTTTTCTCTTGCGATTAATAGCCGGAACTTTTGCGGATTGTTTCTTTCCATTTGTTGCAAGTACTTGGGCCATTTTGTTTCTCCTTTTTTAGTTAGTAAGTCGAGTACAAATTCTTGCAGAGTTTCTGTATGTTTGCGGTGCCATTCGCGGAAGCGCCTGCAGTAAGTAGATCGGTTCCTGGCACGATCCATTGCAGACCACTTCCGCCTGTATTCATTGATACGATCACGATTCTTTTCCCAATACTTTTTACAATACTTTTTATGATATTTCGCAAGATGAGCACGATTCTTTTCCCGATACCGTCTCGCATATTCCCTGAAGTGAGCAACATTCTTTTTACGATACTTCCGGCGAGATTCTTTATTTGCATAGTAATATTTACGACTTTCTATCCTGATCTTTTCGCGATTCTTTTCTCTCCACTCCTTACTCACTTCAGTTGCTTCCCTTCCGCCACAACGCCGATCTGATTCATAACTGCTGGAGATGCCAGTAACGGCTGATCCTTCTCCAGTTGAGCCATACGCAGATATGCTTCTATGAATTTCTTCTTAGCCCAGGGTAGTTCCTTTTCAACTGGGCACGTACTTATGTGCTCTAGCCCTCCAGCAGCACTAGCAGCATGGCGGATATTGCTTTCCATCAGCGGGTACTTCATATCCCGGCAATCGGGCCGATAATAGCGGTGCATCCAGTCAAGGAGTGACTCCCAAGCTTCTTCTGCCTCCACCTTGGACTGGTTACCTTGGGCATCCCAGATATGGGATAATAGCTGCGCTGGAACCGGGAACGGACAGGCCGACGTAGGTATGAAGGTCTTCTCTATTCGATCGAATCCCGCCTGTATCTGTGTTGGAGTCAGAAACTTCAGCGCATCCACCCAGACACCCAGAGTCTCGGCTTCTACTGCCCGCCCATAGATAGCGGAGAGACGAGCCAGTCGCGTCCTAATGAGTAATTCCAAAGTTTTTGAGGGTCTGGTTGAAAGCGTCTTTAGCACTAATTGGTCCTCGGCCATTGAATTGTTGCCTCCCGTTTTGTTTTACTGGAAATAACCCTTGCCAGCTTGAGAAAATGGACTGCTCTAATACTTGCGTTGGATCTTCTCCTTCATTCCTGAGTGCTTCCAGCTTCATGATGGCCAGCTCTTTAGCTCTGTGAGTCATTGGCTTTCCGATGGCGCGTCTCATTTCGAGATAATCCAACCAACTTTTCGAGTCCAGCCAAACCGGAATTTCAATTCCTTTTTTCATTTTCCCCATAGACACCGCCTTTTTTACGCAGTCTGCTTATCCCTCTTTATAGTTCTTAAGAGGTTTATGTGTTCTGCTCTGTCAGCCTTCCATCCCGTGCGGTGATCTAGGTACGGGATGTCCAGGGGCCGATGGTTCCCACTTTGGGGCAGAGCGTTTTTAACGAGCCAGTTAACATCTGCGCTCGGTGACGCGCCGACTTCGGCTGTCTGCGTTTACCGTCAGACCTAGAGGACGGAACCAGCCGATCTTGTACGGCTTGCATCACTATTCCCAGTTAGGCTCTTGGGAGAGCTACAGAACTCTTGGCCTCAGCGTATTTGGTTCTTGCTTTGGCATTAATATCTTCTGCACAACTCAGGCACCGCACGCGACCGGGATGAGCATCACCCTTACAAGAGACGCAGATACCCAGGTCAACAAACAGCCGGTAACGCTCGGCAACGTACTTGCGTAACTTCCGATAATGGCTAACTTTCCACATTAAAAGTGCATCGGCATACGGTGACCATCTAAAAGCAGGTGGTGTTTTTTGCACCTACATGCCGTTCCCTGTTCCGTATCAGAACCTTCGGACTTACTTCGTGGTGGCCAGTGACTAAGCTCTAGCGGTCCCATGCACCTATCTCCATAATCGCCGTCCACGCAAGTCCAGTGGTCACGCTCAAACACTAGTTGTCGAAGATAGGTCATATCCTTGCCCTTAAGAACCACTCTCTGCGTGCCATCCCAGCGA